TTTTCTGTCGATGAAATTATTGCAGAAGCTTATGAACGTATAGGTTCACAAGTAACTTCTGGTTATCAATTAAAATCAGCAAGAAGATCTTTAAATGTTCTTTTTCAAGAATGGGGTAATAGAGGTTTGCACTACTGGGAAGTAGCTGAAACTAATATTGATGTTATCGAAGGACAAGCTGAATATACTTTTTACAGAGCATCAGGTGATGGAACAAGTTCCGTAACAACTGCTCCAGCAAGCGTTTATGGTGTAGCAGATATTCTTGAAGCAACACTTAGATCCGACAGAACAGCAACAGGTCAATCTGATTCTTCTCTTACAAAAATAGCTCGATCTGCTTATTCAGCATTATCAAGCAAACTTTCTAAAGGAACACCATCACAATATTTTGTTCAACGATTCGTGGACAAAACAACTTTAACCGTTTACCCAACATCAGATTCAACAAATGCATCTAAAGATATTCATATTTATTATGTAAAAAGACTTCAAGATGCAGATGCAACTTACACCGATGCAACAAATATTCCATACAGATTTGTACCTTGTATGGTTTCAGGACTTGCATTTTATTTAGCACAAAAATTTAACCCACAATTAGTACAACAAATGAAATTGTTGTATGAAGACGAGTTAGCAAGAGCATTAGCAGAAGATGGTTCTTCAGCTAGTACTTATATAACTCCGAAGAATTACTACCCGAATATATAATGGCATACGCAAGAGGAAAATACGCACAGGCAATATCAGACCGATCAGGAATGGCTTTTCCATATAATGAAATGGTTAGAGAATGGAATGGAATGTTTGTTCATAAATCTGAATATGAATCAAAACAACCTCAACTAGAGCCAAGACCTCATGGTGGAGATGCACAAGGTTTACAAAATGTAAGAACAGATAGAACAGAAAAAACTGTAGCACAATTATTAATTCCTGATCCATTTACCACGTATGCAGCTTCATCAGGCATTATTAATGTCCATGCACCGAATCATGGGCTAACAAATGGATCAACATACAGATTTAGAGGTGCACCAACAGTTTCAAGTGGTTCTGCAGGATATGGCGATCCAGGCAGTTTTGATGGTATAGCAGGATCAAATATTGCATATGCTTCAGGTTATGCTATTACTACAGGTAAGTATGTTAGCGGTAGTAGAGACACAGACTTTACAACGGATTGGTTTTATTTTACAGTTAACACAAACACTGCAACAGCAGGTAGCGTGAAAGGAGGAGGGTTTCCAGTCTCAGTTGGACCAGTAACTCTTAGTGCATAATGGCCGGATTTACATATTCAACATTTACAACAGCAATTCAGAATTATACTGAAGTCGGAACAGGTGTACTTTCAAGTACAATCACAGATCAATTTATAGATAATTCAGAGCTTAGAATACAAAGAGAAATTCCAATTGATGCAGATCGAAAAGAAATGCTTGGAAATTTAACAGCTTCCAAAGACAATGTTTATGCTCCTGCGGGAACTTTATTTGTTAGAGGACTTCAAGTTTATACTTCAACAACAGCGGCAACTGGAGCTAATAGCTTTTTAGAAAAGAGAGATATTAGTTTTTTAAGAGAATTTGATGCAGCTGAAACGACTACTGGCACACCAAAATACTATGCTATGTCAGGAGGAGCGACAGGAGCTGGAGCTTCTTCTTCAGGAAGAATAACAATTGTTCCTACTCCAAGTTCAGCTTTTATGTATAAATTACATTATAATGCTAGACCATTAGGATTGAGTTCAGCAAATACAACAACTTTTTTAAGTTTGAATTTTGGCAATGGACTTTTGTATGCATGCTTGGTAGAAGCATTTAGCTATTTAAAAGGTCCAATGGATATGCTACAATTATACGAACAAAAATATCAAACCGAAGTACAAAAATTCGGTGGAGAACAATTAGGTAGAAGAAGACGAGACGATTATACGGATGGTGAACCACGTATACCCGTTCAGTCTCAGACACCGTAAGGATTAAACTATGGCAACATTAACAGTATCAGTAAAAGAAGCAATCACTCTCAACAACATAGACTATGGATCGGAAAGATCTTTAGATATTTCCAGTGTTAATGAAATTACAAAAAGAGTTGTAACCGCATCAACAACAGAATGTGGATTAATAGGATTTATATCAGCAATCAGTGGTGTAGGTGTATCCGCTAATAAAGTTGGTTATGTTGCAGGAATGTTTGATGATGGTGACGTTAGATATATTAGAATTACAAATTTAGATTCATCCAATCATATCATGCTAACTTTTAAAGATGAAGACAACACAGAATTTAGAATGAAGATTGACGCTGGTCACTCGTTTATTTATCCAGGTGATAATAGCGGTGGCGTTGTGGACACGATGAAAGCAGCAGGATCCGCTTTAGCTTCAGGCCTTTCAGATTTAGTCGACATTACCGTGGATGCAGATACTGCAGCATGTGATGTAGAAATTTTCGTAGGAAGCGCGTAGAATAAATGGCATCAACATATACAGATATTGGCACAGAGTTAATGACCACTGGCGAAAACGCCGGTAACTGGGGAACAAAAACTAACACCAATATAAAAATTTTAGAAGAAGCCGTTCGTGGTTATGTAGCAGTCGGTGTTGCAAGCGCAGATGCAACTTTATCTTTAACCGATGGTACTACGGGCGATTCTATAAGAAACATGGTTATTGCTTTTACCGGTACATTAGCTGGTAACAGAGTAATAACAGTTCCTGCCATAGAAAAAATGTGGGTTATGGATAACCAGACCGCAGGAGCCTACACCCTTACAATAAAAGCTAGTGGCCAAACTGGAGTTACTTGGGCTGCAACTGATAAAGGAACAAAAATATTATACGCAAATGGTACGGATGTTATCGACACCGATATTGGTGGTGTTGGATCTTACGATTTAAATGGTGAAGAATTAACACTCGATGCTGATTCGGATACCAGCATTACAGCAAGTACTGATGATCAAATAGATTTCGAAATCGCAGGCGCTGATGATTTCACAATGACAGCGAATGCATTTAATGTATTAACAGGATCTCATGCAACGTTTGCCGATAGTGCTAATGCCAAATTTGGTACTGGCAATGACATGTTGGTCTACCATGATGGATCTAATTCTTATATTACTAATGCTACTGGAGCTTTAAAGTTAGCAACAGAAACTTCTGGTATAGCAATTACTCTTGGACACTCAACTTCAGAAGTAACGGTTGCTGACAATCTTACAGTAACAGGAACATTAACGGGTACTTTAGCAACTGCTGCACAAGGCAGTGTAACAAGCTTAGGTACTCTTACAACTTTAACCGTTGATAATGTTATTGTTAATGGAACGACTATTGGTCATACAAGTGATACAGATTTACTAACACTTACGAGTGCTGTTTTAACAGTTGCAGGAGAATTAGATGCAACCTCTTTAGATATATCAGGCAGCGCAGATATCGATGGAACAACAAATTTAGATGCTGTTGATATTGATGGCGCTGTACAATTAGATGCAACACTTACAGTTGGTGCAGACGATCAAGGATACGATATAAAATTCTTTGGAGATACAGCAAGCGCTTACATGCTATGGGACACATCAGCAGATGATTTAGTCTTAGCAGGCGCAGCAGGAATAGATCTTGCGGGTGATATTGATGTCGATGGTACAGCTAATTTAGATGCTGTTGATATTGATGGTGCCGTTCAAATAGACAACACGGTAACAGTTGGTGTTGATGGGACAGGATACGATGTTAAATTCTTTGGTGATACTTCTGGAGCTTATATGCTTTGGGATGAATCCACAGATGATCTTGTATTAGCTGGAGCAGCAAAATTATATTTATATGACGCAGGTGGAGGTGAATATATTTCATCTTCAGGATCCGCTTTAACTTTATCTTCTGGAGGTACAGCATGGGAATTACCAGCAGCTGATGGATCTGATGGTCAATTATTAAAAACAGATGGCTCAGGAAATTTAGATTGGACTACAGTATCTGGAACAATTACAGCTTTAAATAATGCAACAGCGAATGAATTAGTAACCGTTGGTGCTACAACAACAGAATTAGATGCAGAAGCAAACTTAACGTTTGATGGCACCGATGTATTATTAGGTGGTGCGGGTAAACTTCAATTAAGAGACACAGGACTTTATGTAGCTTCTAATGCAGAGGGAGATTTAGATGTCGTAACAGATGGTACAGCGGTTGATTCAATTAATTTAGAATCAGCAGGCGGTATAACATTAGATGCTGGTACAGCTTCAAGTGGAATTGTTTATGAAGACGATGGCACAGAAATGCTCCGTGTTCATAATTCATCTAGCGATGTTATTGTAGAATCAAAAGTTTCTGACAAAGATATA